TAAAACGCAACAAAACAGGAGCAACCGTGGAAGATCGCAGCCAGGACCAGATGATACGACAAATTGCCGAGCAGCAGGCATCAATGGCGAGAAAACTCGACAGTATGAGCCAGGCGTTGACCGAGCTTGCTGCACAGAAAAAAGAGATCGAGAACATCATCTACACCCAGCGCGACCACCGAAGTTGGCTTAAAAACCACGAAACCAGAGTGCAGGAACTAGAAGCAGTGCAACGCGCATGCCCTATAGCCGATATTAAAAGCGACATGACCACCCTGCGCGACACACCAGGGAAGCTCGCGGCAAAGGTTTTGTACCTCGTAGCTGTCGCCGCGCTGGGCTGGCTGGCCGGGGTACTGCAAAGCGGAGGCATAGGATAATGGCCGGATACTACTTTAGCGAAAACAGCAAACGCGCCCTCGAAACCTGCCACCCCGATCTGCAGCGCCTGTTCAACGAGGTAATCAAGCACCGCGATTGCACCATTATCGAAGGGCATCGAGGGCAAGCCGAGCAGAATCGTTTATTCGAGATGGACAGATCAACCCTGCGCTGGCCCGACAGCAAACACAACGTCGCACCCAGCCAGGCCGTGGACGTAATGCCCTACAACCCCAGCAAGCCCCACATCCGTTGGGATGATGAAGAGCAGATCCGCGAGTTTGCCGGATTTGTCTTCGGCGTGGCGGCAATGCTCGGCATCAACCTGCGCTGGGGCGGGCACTGGACCCGTTTTAAAGACATGCCCCACTGGGAGTTGTCGAAAGACCCAAGCTGATGGGCCGCTGCCAACACTCCGGCCAGCCGGATAAACAATGCCCCGCCGCAGATGATTGCCTGCTTTGTGCGCGAACCAACTGCCAGACTGGCGAAATCAGGCGAGGGGTAAGGGCAGGGCAGAGCAGAGAAAACGCCTTAGAAAGCCACACAGCGCGTTGACATTTTTTAACGTAGGGTGGGCACCGCCCACCAGCAACAGGAGGCAAAATGTTAAGCAAATTATTCAACTGGCTATTCGGCAAAAAAGCCGCCTCCACCATCGGCGGCGTAGCCATAGGTGCAGCAACCGGAGCAGCCGCCGCTGCATCGCAGGGGATGATGGACAAGGAAAGCCTAACCGCCGGAGCCATAACCGGAGCCGCCGCTGCCCTCGCAGGCGCAGGCGGACGCGGAACCGGCGAGGATTAAACCATGATGGGGCGGATCAAATACATCGGCGGGTATAAATATCAGCTCGCCGTGGGGTATTCGATACAGACCGATATCACCCCCGGCGCAGATATCCACACCCCGTTCATCCGCCTCACCACCGAAGGCTATTTGCTCATAGGCGCGGGCTACGCCTGGGACGGAGCCACCCGCGCCAACGACACCAAGACCATCATGCGCGCTGCCTTGGTCCACGACGCCCTCTATCAGCTCATGCGCCACGGCCATCTCGGCATTGAGTGGCGCGATGCAGTCGACAGCCTGTTTTATCACCTGATGCGCGACGACGGGGTAAACCTGCTGCGCGCGCGCTACATCTACACCGCAGTCAAGTGGTTCGGCGCCGACTACGCCAAAGCTGAAAACAAACGGATTATCGAGGTGGCACCATGATCGACCCCACAGAAATCGACGCCCTTGTGTTGCAGGATTTCGGCGAAGACATGAGCGTCACAAAAGAATCATCCGGAGAGACATTCCCCTTGCGCATGCTCTTTGACGAAGAGAGTGAGGACTCCAGGGGCGGCTCCGGCGCGTACCTGGGCGAAAGCACCGGCGCTATGTCTTCCGTGACTCTGCGCTGCTGGCCGACAGATGCAGCAAAAATCGAAGAGGGCGACCGTATTCAAACCCCGGAAGGGGAGGTTTACGCAGTTTATGAAGTGACTCCCAAGAGAAAACAGCTCACTGATGTGGAGGTTATACCGGCATGAGTGGGGATCTGAGGCTATCGCACACTAGCAAATATTCTGCCGCTGCGGCACCGCCTAGCGATGTTTATGTGCAGGTAGACACCTCAGAAATAGAGCAGCGCTTCGAGTTTTTAACTGAGGAAATGGGCAAAGCTGCCCGCCGCGCTGCCGCCAGAACCCGCGACTGGCTCAGCACACAACTTTCCCGCGAGTTGGCAGCGCGCTCAGGGCTGCCGAAAAAAGCCCTGAAGCCAAGATTCAGGAAAGCAAAGAAAGGTGGCGACAAAAACAGCCGCCACTACTCAAACGAGGGCTTTGCAGTTTTATGGATCGGCCTCAACGCCGTATCAGCAGAAAAAGCCGGTCAGGCGCGTCACGTTCGCAGAGTCCGGAGCGGACGGTATCACAAAGGCCCGAAGCCTGTACCCGGCGCAGGAGTAAGAGTGCGAAAGCACTTTTTCGACAGAGCATTCACCGCCGAGATTTACGGCGGCGGTGAGAAAGTCTGGCGACGCAAAAACCCCGGACCGGGATCTGGACAGTTCCCGGTAGTGAAGATGACAATCCCGATAAGCGACGCGATGGAAGAGATACTGCCTAAATATCAGAAAGCCGCAGAACGTATGTTCTCCGATCGCCTTGAACACGAAATAAACTACCTCCTGGAGCAGCGCGCATGAGTTACGACATCGGCACACATCTCGATCAGATAGTTGCTCACCTGGGACAGGCGTTCCCGGACGTTGCGACCATCGAAGAGTACCCGCGCTTCCGAAAGAAAATTAGCGCTCCGGCGATCTTTGTGGAGCTTGCCGATGCGGATCAGACAGAAGACGCCGGTACCGGGCAGCTCTGCATGATGGCGCGCTTTGAGGCGCGCGTGGTTTTTGACCGCGCCATGCCTCTGGATAAAAAACCCAGCGTGCTCGCGCTTTCGCTCGCATCAGCGGTAGCAAAAGAGATCAGCGCCAACCGCTTTGGCTGCACTGTCGGCCCCGCAAAAGATATCAAGCTTGAGCCGGATCACTTCAAGCCCGAGCTGGGCGGATATGTAGTCTGGCTTATCGAGTGGACGCACAGCGTGCGCATCGGTGATTCAGTGTGGGACGGTACAGGCATAACCCCGACCGACCTTTACGTAGGCATTGCGCCGGAGATCGGGCTGGAGCACGAAGAGGATTACACCATGGTAGGAGAGATCGACAATGGATGAGCCGCTTGAGTACAGAATTGCAGAGCTTGAGCGCCGCCTGAACAACGTGCTGCGCAAAGGCGTGATCGAGGAAGCCGACTACGACACTGCGCGCGTGCGGGTCAGGAGCGGAGATTTGCTTACCGGCTGGCTCCCCTGGATAACCCGGCGCGCCTCCAACGATGCGGACTGGTGGGCTCCAGAAGTTGGTGAACAGGTGATGCTGATGTCCCCCGCCGGAGATCCGGCGCAAGGGGTAGTGCAGCCCGCGATATACCAGCAGGCCCACCCGGCACCCAAAAACCGCGAGAGTGTACGCCGTATCGATTTTAAAGACGGCGGCTTTTTTGAGTACGACCGCCAGAGCGGAGCCATGACCATCAACGTGGTAGGCAACGCAGACATAACCGTCGGCGGCAAGACCACACTGGTGAGCGATGGCACCGTAGAGATCGACGGCGGCAGCGGCGCAGTCAAGGGCGCGGTTCAGGGCCACTGCCTGTGCATGTTTACCGGCAAGCAACACGCCCACATCAGCCCCACAGTAACGGAGAGCTTTTAAATGGCACTAAGCAACACCAGCATGGCCGATTTTGTAGAGGCGCACATTGCAGCCGTCACCCTGGTGCAGGGCTCAGACGCTGCTGCCGCCCTGGCGTACCGCCGCAAGGTACTCGAAGCGCTGTGCCAGGGAATAATTGACGAAATAAAAGCTAATGCCGTTGTAGAAACCACCAGCGGCGCACCCGACAGCGAGCATATAGGCAAAGTTTATTAACCAACAAAGGGAGGCGACACATGTCCGAATTTATTGTTAACCGCCAGATCATTTTGCCCGACGGCACTACAGCCGCGCCAGAGCAGAAGATTGAACTGAGCAACCGGCAGGCTAAGTACCTGCTGCTTTCGGGCAAAATACGCCCGGCGGCAGTCAAGGCCAAGCGCGCCGACAAACCCCGGGCCGAAAAGCCCGTTACCGAAAAGGAGAAATAAGCTATGGCAGAGACATTTTTGCATGGCGTAGAGGTTGTGCAGATCGACGATGGACCGCGCCCGATACAGACGGTGCGCTCCAGCGTCATCGGTGTGGTTGGCACCGCGCCGGATGCCGATGCAGAGGCATTCCCGGTTAATGTGCCGGTAATGATCGCAGGCAACCGCCTCGAAGCCGCCAAACTCGACACCGTCGGCGATGGAGCAGGAACCCTGCCCGACGCAATGGACGCCATTTTCGACCAGGCGGGTGCTGTGGTGGTGGTGATCCGCGTTGAGGAGGGCATCGATGATGCCACAACCCGCGCCAACATCATCGGCGGGGTCGACGCCGCGACCGGAGCCTACACCGGGGTTCAGGCGTTTCTTGCCGCCGAGACGGCGGTGGGCGTGGCGCCTCGCATTCTGTGCGCGCCAGGCTTTACCGGCGATCGCCCGGAAGACCCGGCGACGCCTGGCACCTATCTGGCCAACCCGGTGGTCTCTGAGCTGCTGGGCATTGCCGACCGGCTGCGGGCGGTGATTATCGCAGATGGGCCGGACACCAACGATGCCGACGCCCAGACTTACGCGCAGGACTTCGGCAGCAAGCGGGTCTACGTGGTCGACCCCGGCGTCAAGGTACTCGACACCGATGGCAGTTTCGTCAACGAGCCGGCCAGTGCGCGGGTGGCTGGCATTATTGCCAAGTCAGACGCCGAGCGCGGCTTCTGGTGGAGCCCTTCCAACCGCCAGGTGTACGGCATCGTGGGCACCACTCGCAGCGTTGATTTCGCCCTGGGCGATCCCAACAGCCGGGCCAACCTGCTCAACGAGGGCAACATCGCCACTATCATTCGCCAGGACGGTTTCCGTTTGTGGGGCAACCGCACGCTGTCCGATGACCCCAAGTGGGCGTTTCTCTCGGTGGTGCGCACCGCCGACATGATCAACGAGAGCCTGCTGCGCGCCCACCTGTGGGCGGTAGACCGCAATATCACCAAGACCTACCTGGAGGATGTGGTGGAAGGCGTCAACGCCTACCTGGCGCACCTGGTTCAGATCGGCGCGATCCTGGGCGGCCAATGCTGGGCCGACCCCGAGCTTAACACCCCGGATCAGCTCGAAGCCGGTAAGGTCTACTTTGATTTCGACTTCACCCCGCCGACCCCGGCAGAGCACATCACGTTCCGCTCGCGCCTGGTCAACGATTACTTTGAGGAGGTTATCTAATGCTTGATCAAGTCCTGAAAAATATGAACCTCTTTGTCGATGGTCGGGGTTACGCCGGTGACGTCCAGGAGATGGTACCGCCGACCCTCACCGTGCAGACAGAGGAATTTCGCGGCGGCGGCATGGACGCACCGGTCAACCTCGATATGGGGATGGAAGCCCTGGAGTGCAGCTTCACCCTCACCAAGTATGACCAAGAGGTTCTCAAGCAATTCGGCCTGGCACAAGGCAACGTAATGCCCCTTACCATGCGCGGACACCTGGAAAGCGATGACGGCAGCAGTGAAGCCATCATTATCAACATGCGCGGCAAGATCACCACCCTTGAGCCGGGCACCTGGACCGCGGGCGATAAAGCCACCCTGCAAGCCACCGTGAGCCTGCGCTACTACAAGTACACCCAGGGCGGCGAAATCGTCCACGAGATCGACATCCCCGGCATGAAGCGCATTATCGGCGGGGTGGACCAGCTGGCCGAGATGCGCGCCAATCTTGGAATCTAACACTTTTCGCCCCAGGGTGCGCCGCGCCCTGGGGTTGGAGGATTTATGCAGAAGATCGAGCTGAAACACCCCGTTGAGGTCGACGGTAAGAATATCACCCACCTCTCCATGCGCCGGCCCAAGGTTAAGGACCAGCTGGCGGCAGACAAGGCCAGCGGCAACGACGCCCATAAAGAGGTGCGCTTGTTCGCGAACCTCTGCGAAGAGTCGCCGGCAGTCATCGAGGAGCTGGATCTGGCCGACTACCGCCAGCTGCAGGAGGCCTATAGCGGTTTTTTGTCTTAAGCCCGGCAGAGCTGCGGCGGGCGGTGCTGGTGCTTAACAGCTATACGCGCTGGAGCTATGGCGAGCTGATGGAGATGGCGGTGGAGGAGTTGCAGCAGTGGCTGGGCGAGATTCGCAGGCTGTACCGAAAGAAAGGTTAGCGGATGAATAGCCGGGCCGCGACTCCGGCAATAAAGGCCAGGGGGAGGCTTGCGGGGACCGCGAGAAGGAACCCGGCGGCCGCGCAGGCGGCAGCGCTTGAGCCCGGCGAGAGCCGCGCGACGGCAAGCGCGAGAACGCCCCACAGGGGCACAAACAGCAGCAATCCTGGGAGATTGTAACGCATGGCTAAAAACCTCGCTCTCGGTGTGGTCATTGGCGCTTCGCTTTCCGGCGGATTTCATTCCGCGATCGGCGGCGCCAGAGACAAGTTTAACACACTGGGCAAGGAAATCGAATCCCTGTCGGGGCAGCGCAAGCTGATTGAGAAGTTCGAGGCCGACCAGGCGTCTCTGGAAAAGACGCGCCTGGAGCTGGGGAAAACCCAGAAGCAGGTCGGAAAGCTCAAGCTTGCGCTGCGCAAGGACCCCGCCGACGAGGGAACGGCCAAGGCTCTGGCGCAGACCCAGGCGAAAGCTGAGAAGCTCTCGGCCTCGGTCGACAAGCAGAGATCCGCCCTGGACCGCAGCCGCCGTGCGATGTCGCAGGCGGGTGTGCGGGTAGGTAAGCTTTCCGGGGAATATGGCCGCCTGGGGCGGTCGCTGGACGATGTGCGTGCCAAGCATGAGCGCATGCAGCGGCAAATGGAGAGAAAGAGCGCGGCGGGGGCCAGGCTGCGCGAGATGCGCGGGCAGATTGCCGGCGTGGCCGGAGCACTCTACACGGCGGGACGTATGATCGGCCAGGCGGCTGATTTTGAGCAGGCCGAGGTACGCCTGGGCACAGTAATGAACACCGAAAACCTCCCCGGTGATCTGGCTAAAGCACGCAAGCACGCGCTCGACTTCGCGCGCAAAGGGCTATCGACCGAAACAGAGATGCTCGATATCCAGTACGCGCTTAACTCGGCGGGGCTGGACGCCAGCGCCGCACGGGTCGGGTCGGAGATCGTGGCCAAGGTCGCCAAGGTCACAGATGGCGCGGCCGAAGGCGTCGGCGAGGTCATCGCCACTACGTTCAACAACTTGGGCTCGAGCCTGGAAGGGACGACCCAGGAGCGGCTGACGCGCATCGGCGAGCTGCTGACCAAGACGCAGTTCAAGTTTCAGATCCGCAACTTCGACCAGCTCGGCGAATCCCTTAAGTACGCGACCCCCTCTCTTGCGCAGTTCGGCGTGGAGTTGGACCAGGGGCTGACCCTGCTGGGCGCTTTGAATTCGGCCGGCATGCAGGGCTCGATGGCCGGGACGTCTCTGGCCGCGACCTTCCGCCAACTCTCGAAGGCATCTGAAGAGTTCGGCTTCGAGATCGTGCGCGGCGCTGACGGCAACATGGACTTTATCGCCACGCTGGAGAATCTCTCTGACAGTATCGGCGGGTTCGAGGGGCTGGACCAGGAGACCATCGACCGGCTGCAGAAGGCCTTTGGCGAAGAGGGGCAGCGCGGCGTGGTGCTGCTGGGGCGCAAGCTCAAGGAGCTGCGGGCCGCGCAGGACGATGTGGCGCAGGGCAGCAAGGGGCTGGTGGACGAAAGCTACCAGCGCTTTCTCGAGTCGACCAGCGGTCAGCTGACGGTGCTGACCAATAACCTGCGCATCGTGGGCACGACCTTTGCCGGCACGCTGCTGCCCGCGGTCAACTCGGTGGTCAAGCCTCTGGCCTCTGTCGCCAAGTGGGCCGGGGCGCTGATCGAGCGCTTCCCCTGGCTGGGCAAGCTGATTGCAGGCACCGCCGCCGGTATTGGCACTTTTGTAATAGGGCTCACAGCGGTAACGGCGGCTACATGGCTCTGGAATGCGGCCCTGCTGGCTAACCCCATCGGGCTGGTGGTTGCCGGAGTTGCGGGTGCTGCCGCTGCCATTATTACGTTCTGGGAACCTATCACCGGATTCTTTGAGAGCCTATGGGATGGCATTAAAAAGATATTCAGCTCCGGGGTAAAATTCCTTTCAAAAATATGGGAATACAGCCCGGTTGGCCTGATGTTCAAGGCAGGAAAGAAGATCGCCGGATGGGTCGGAGGAATTTTCGGCGACTCTGAGAAACCCTCGGCAAGGAATGACCGGCCAGAGAAGGCAGAGAAGACGAAGCGCAGCGGTCGGCTGGCAAAAGCGGCCGGGGCCGCTGCGCTTGGGGCGACTCTTGCGGCTGCGCCTGTGGCGGCAGAGCCTGCTGAGATGCAGGGTCAGGCCAGTGTGCAGCCTGTTGTCCAGCCGGTGCGGATGCCTGAGATGCAGGGCAGCGCCAAGGTGCAGCCTGTTGTCCAGCCGGTGCGGATGCCCGAGATGCAGGGCAGCGCCAAGGTGCAGCCTGTTGTCCAGCCGGTGCGGATGCCTGAGATGCAGGGCAGCGCCAAGGTGCAGCCTGTTGTCCAGCCGGTGCGGATGCCTGAGATGCAGGGCAGCGCCAAGGTGCAGCCTGTTGTCCAGCCGGTGCGGATGCCTGAGATGCAGGGCAGCGCCA